ATTCGGGAGAGTATGGTTTATAGTCCATAATATAAGATCAGTTGGTGTATAATATTTAGCGGACCTTTTTTGACGATTTTTTAGCGGAAAAATTTTTTCGACTTTTATGTAACTAAAATTCAAATTTTAGTTTAGAAGTATAAGGGCACCTTTAATATTGACATTACCAACACCAATAATATTAACTATTCCAGCAGAAGTAATATTTGCTACTGCTCCAGCTGTCACAGAAGCATTGACAACAGCATTAGCACTAAATGATCCTGCTGTTTTGAGTGATACTGCTCCGCCTGCATCAACATTAAACGCTCCTCCCGCTTTGACATCAACAGCAGCACCTGCTTTTTGACTGATAAATCCAGCAGCATCAAAATTTTGACCACCAATAGCAGTTTTTACTGTATATGCGCTATCTCTTGCTTTGATTAATGGTGGTACAGGAGTTCCTCCTGCAACAATATGTTGTTCTGCTCCGCCAATCCATTGTTGGAAATCACCAAGAATTTTCCAATTGACATGACCAGGAGAAACCCAGTTTACAGAAGCACGAGGATCAAATTGTACTGTTGTATCTTCTGATACTCCAAAATTCATTTTTTGTCCAATAACAATATTTTTCTTATTGACAGTTGTTTGCTCGATATTTCCAGCAAACATCTCAATCGTTCCGCTGCCATTTGATGCATTAAGAATAATACTTTGTCCACCAAGAACTAATTCTTCAAGAGCAGTTATAACAATTTTTTGAGCAATAATATGCCTTTCACCGCCTTCAGCATTTTCTACAACATCACCATAGGCAATGATGTTTAGTGCTTGACCATCTGGATCCGTTCCAGCATTATATTCCAAATTGCTTCTTTCAAAATGTTGTTGTAATTGACCATAAGTTGAAATATCTAGATGTCCACTGCCACCCCCGCGTTTTGGATCGCGTATACCAGTTACAATTTTGATGGCACCAGCATTATCCATACCAATAAAACCATCTGAAGGACCATCAATCCTCAACATGGCAGTTTGTTTATCTGGATATAATCTTTCGTAAAGATGGGATTTTGTCAGAGCACCTTTATAAATTGTACTTAATCTAGGAGCTTCTGCTAAACTTTGAGTTTCATTAGGAGTTGATGGTTTAGTAGCTGGACCTTTTGTTTCTAAATTTTTATATGTTTGTGGTGTAGCAGCTTTCTGCCTTGGGTCAAAGTTAGCCCTTAATGAAGGATCTCTAGCACTTGAGCTAGTACCAGTGTACGCTGCCATGACTTACCTCCTATGGACAATCAATATAACGACCAGTTCCAATCTTGGTAGAACCAACCGTAACTAATGCTTCAGTATCAAGACACGCGAGAGCGGGTATCAATTTAGCACCATAACCACCACCACCAACAAGTGATATTTCTGGTAATTCTTCAAATGTCAGTGTTCTATCCAAAATTCTTGCGCCAATCACAAATCCATCATCATTAATGATTGCCTCGGCAATTCCAAGTTTACCGTTAACATACATATCTGGAGCAGTTGTATATCCAATTCCTGGTCTAATAAGAGTAAATGCATCAATAATACAACGAAGATCTGAATCAGTTGATATATTTTTCTTATATCCATATCCAGGGGATGCAACACGAATTTCAGTCAAAAATCCTTCTTCATCTAATAAGGCAAATGCAGTTGCTCCTATTCCCTCTCCACCAATAAAGACATATGGCGGTTCTCTATATGGAGATCCAGGTTTATCAACAGGAATACTAATAATACCTCCATTTTGATCAGTAATAATTTTTTTAGGATCTACACTTGGTTCTGTAAAATCTTGATATGAAGTTAAAGGAGAATCTCCAATACCCTCATCATAATCTTCAATATCTGATCCAGACCCATCTTTATTGGGATCTGGAATGATTAAGACATTAGTAGATGCACCAGTTCCACTAATAGAGAATGTAAGGGTCTCAATATTTTCTACTTCTTCATCATCAGCAATACCAATAGTTACTTTTGCTGAATTATTACTAATAGTAAATTTACCTGATAATTCATTACCAAGAATATCTTTATTTGAAACTCCAGTTAAAACATAATATGCTATAGTTCCATTTTTTACATTAGATGTTGTAATTGTGTACACAACAAATTCTCCCTCTCGTACAGATGACCTATTAGCTTCAACTTTATATGATGGAGAATTTGGATCATTACTCAACGCTGGATTTTTTTTATCAGTTCCACCACTTATTGGAATGTCAGTTGTTGGGGGAGGAAATACTACTGGTAAAGTTTCATATGGATTAACATCTTTTGGAACATATGGATTTCCAGGTTCTTTGATATCTCTTTCAGTAATTGTACATTTACCGATATTTTTTATAAATTCTGTTTTGATACCTCTACTTTTAGATGGACTGTTTAGAGAAAGTTGAACGAAAAAATCTTCGTCAGGTTCTGTTTCTGTATTGTAAAAAGTTTTAATGGTAATTTTTTTAGATGTCTCATTTGGTGCAAATCCTAAAATATCACTTGCTGCATAGTAATCTTGTCCAGAAGTAGCACTTCCTTCTCCAGTAAGAGTTTTGTATTCAACGGATGATGCTATTTGTGTATATCCAGATCTAGTTACCGTAAAGACAGCATCAAATGCCTCTTCAACTACAATATCGTCAATTGTATAAACGATTTTTCTTTTCTCTGGAGGAGATCCCTTACCATCTGGAGAAAGTATACCACCACTAAATCCAATTGTAGTTACTTCTAGTGACGATCCACTATATGCATCATCACAAGTGTATTGTGTATAGTCGGCACCAGTTACTGGGAATAAATTATCAATATCAGAAAGTAAGTTATCTAAGAAATCTTTATCATTCTTTGGTTCTTCTTTATTACCAGTTGTACAAACTTTTTTATACTTTGAACAAGTTTGATCTGGACCAGAACAAGAAATACCTAGGAGAGAAAGGACATAATTAATAGCACCACCAATAATATTTAAAGGTCCAGCAATCGCACCAAGAATATCTTGTAGTGGTCCTAAAATAGAAGAAAATAATTCTTCCAATAAAGAGTTTATCTTTGATAAGATACCGTTTACTAAAAGATCAATTTGACAAGCAGCTGCCTGATAAATCTGTGTAACAAGATCCATTAAAACATTAGTCAACCATTCTGCTAAACGATCTCCAAGATCTGCCATTTGACATCCAATATTTTTCAATATCTTATTGAAAAATTCTGTAACTGGTGTAAGAACATTTCCAGTTTCAGATGGATATAATAATGCTTTGATTAAGTCGTTGACTGCTGCTTTGAGCTTTTCAATCATAAACCCTTTGATTTTAGCAATAAAGTGACGGACTACTGCCATCAATTTATTAGTATATCTTCTCGCTGTGTTTATAGCACTATAAAGACCACCAGTTGCTTTGTTGACTAATACATCACCTATATTACCACCACTACTCTGTAATTCTGCTAATAATTCAGAAATAATATTTGTAGTTTTTGTCTTAAGATCTGTTTTAGTACATTTTTCTGCTACAGATTGGCACCAGTTTTCTCTCTTATCATTTACTTGATCTGGCGGAACTGGTACTCTATCTTTCTTATTTTTATCTTTTGTACCATCAGTTACTCCACCAGTACTTCTATTTGTTTCTTTGGATGGACCACCCTGTGGATTTTCTGGTGCTGGTTTACCATCTTTTGCTGGATTTATGCGGTCTGCTGGAATTGCAGTTGTAAATGGCAAATCATCTGGTCTAGCATTTTTTACAATTGTAGTAGCGCCAGGTGTTTGACCAATAGAACCCATAATTATTGGTTTTTGTCTATCTGGATCTAGATAAAATCCAACTACCCAGCATCCCTTTACCAATTGAGAACTAGCACCACCTTCGTTCCCTGGCATAAAGGGAACGTTGACTGGCATCATTACATTACACCATGGAAGATCTGCTGTAGGTAAGAGCTCAAAACTATTTGGGTGCTCGCCAACAATCCTTACTTTATAACGCATTCCACCCTTGTTATTGGGTTCATCGGCAGCAGTTCCCTCTACCTTACCAACCCACCAATTGAATCCGTCTTGACCAATTTTTTGAATAGGAAATAACTGGGATAATGCCTGGTCCATATCACTCAATCATCATAAATTTTGCATTCTACAGCACTTGGATTGCTATCACAAAATAGTTCAAGCGACGTTGGATCATGGTCGTCTTCTGGATGACGCTGCTTATATGTTTCTAAAGCAGAGAGTTCCTCTTCTGTATGTCTACGAGCTTGTGGGGATATTTGTGGATCATCAAGAATATTTTTATCCTTTTGAATATGGTCGTCAATAGTTTCCATTAAAGTTTCCTCCTGATACATTATTTAGTGCCATGTGCAGATGGTTTGTTCTTCATACCATAACTGTCTCTCATTACACGTAGAGTAGTTGTAAACTTACCAACACCGTCTTTTTTGATTTGACTATATCCATGTGTGACTTCTTCTATTAAATAAACACCGCTAGTTTCTTCATCATATGGTTTCTTTTTGTTCTCTTGGTCGGATACTTTATTTCTCAATCTAATATCAATTTTATCTCCCGCACAAATTTGTGCGTTGCCTGGTATAACAATCACACCCTTCTGATTCTTAAGTGTAGAGAATCTTGTGAGTGACTGTGCCATAAAATGTTTCTGCCAATCAGCATACTGTGATGGATTTTTAGATGCTTCGTATGGTGTTCCTGGTTCTAAATTATTTTGCCATGTCTCATGATCTAATATCATAGACATGATACGAGTTGGATACTTACCCATCTCCTTTTCTGTATAACTTGCAGTCTCTTGATTACCGAGACCCTCCCTAGATTTATATGTTTCACTCATATTATAAGGGTATTCTTCGTATTCTCCAGTAGTTGGATTGAAAAATACCAAAAGACTTGCATACTTTCCTTCTCTCAAGTTAGTAAATAAATCCAGCTCAGAATTAAACTGTGCGCTCATTATAGTAAATATTGGATTAGATACATCTGTGTTAGCTGGGAAATCTACATAAGGTCCCCATGGTGGCAATATGTTTCCTGCAGCTGCCTCCTCTCCTACTTCAGCACATAAAGCATCAACCGAGAAAAAGTTATATCCTCTTATAGTTTCCCAGAAAAAATATCCAGCTGTTCCTTTTAGACTTTCAGTTGTAGTTTGCAAGCTTGTACTTCCTGCAGTAGATTTCTTCTCTTTTTTAGGAACAGTCTTTTCTCTGAAAGAACATGCAATATCAAATGCTCTTCTTCTATTAGGAAGCATTTTGAAATCAAACTGTGAGTTCTGCGAATACAATTTCTTCTTAGATTTTAATTCTGTATGTAATAACTTATCAATAATTGCTTCTGCTTTTCCAGTTAATGGAGTTTGAATTCTGACTCCTTCGTTGAGTAATGCTTCTTTTGATATGAGACCCAGAGTGTATACTTGTTTCTTGTCTTGAACTATTCTGTTAGAAACTTTCCAAACATATAATGTATATGTTGTTGGTCCTTTTTGCAAAGCATCTTGAATTTCTATTACAATTTTTTCAAATCCTTGAATGGGTAAACTATTATACAAACCACCACTATCTGCAACAACTATACTACCAGCAACAAATGGTGACATGATACTTTCGTTGTAATTAAATGCACCAACCAAAGTTTCAATAGGAGCATTCTTCTTGCCATCTGCAGAATAGATGACACACTTTTTAATCTTACATGATCTAGATTGTTCTTGTTCTTTTGCCATTATACCATACGTGCGTGGTGAAGATCTTTAAATCCTGCGTTTGAGTCTGATTCTGTATCAAATCCATTTTGATCCATGGAGATTATATATCTGTTATTATTTACACTAATAACTGTAACTTCTGTTTCTATGTCAGTTGGTAATGATGCCATAGCAACTAATTGATCTGTTTGTGTTTGTCTTGACGATGCTGCTTCATATACCGTTCCACCACCTCTAACATTTTTTGGTCTTACCCGTGGAGTTGGTTTTC